TCTCAATAAATGGGACGGGCAGGGTTTCGACATTGACTTCGCTAACTACGATGGAAGTGTAAACCCTCACGCTTTCGATTTTTTCCTCGCCGTCACAGACGTTTTTTACGGCAGCAAAGACAGAAATGCCCGCCACGCCCTTGTCCACATGGTCCGATCCAGTATCCATCTCATCGGAAATCTCGTTTCCCTTTCCATCCAAGGGAACAAGAGTGGTTTTTGCGGTACCACAGACATAAACTGCATCACCAACGCTTGGTTCCTCCTCACTTCATACCAAGTAGCGCAAGAATGCGCTGGGGAGAAACCCAGTCTCGACGACTTCGACGATAACGTCGCTGGCACCACATATGGTGACGACGGTATCGTAGCAGTCAGCCCGAAAGTTCGACACTTCTACAATCGTGTCAAGGTTGCCGAAATCGGCGCCGCTTTCGGATACGTCATCACAGGGGCAGACAAAGGTCCCGTCACAGTCCCATTGGACGATATTGACGACCTCACCTTTCTTAAGTCCCCTTTCGTCCCTCGCAAGGGATACGTCGCCGCGCCTCTTCCCATCGAAGTAATTCACCGAGAGTTACTCTGGGAATGGAAGGCAAACGTTGGCAACGAAACCATCTTCGCCCAACGTATCGACCAGGCCATGCAAATGGTCAGTCATCACGGTCAGGAAGAGCACTCCAAACTTCGCAAACAGCTGAAGTCTCAAGGAGTCGACACCAAGCACGACTTTGCACTTTGGCAGACGGATATTCGCATTAAACAGCACTCAGCAAGAGTCTGCGAAAACGTCTGCCTCCAGACGAGACCCCCACTCCAAGCCGGGGGAGCCCTCGTAGCCCCAGATCCGGAAGGCGTTCCAGTCCGGAATTCGGGTGCTGCGAAGCGCAAGGCTAGGAAGGCTAAAGCGAACGGAGCCTCAGAATCCGTTGCCGTAGAATAGATTCATGTCGTGTGAGTAACTTTATTAGCAGTAGAGGAGCAGCATGGTTGGGCCTCGAGCCTGGAAATTTGAATCCAAGACGTTCTACGTAAGACTAGCACACGAAGCGTGTGTTGTGACTTTTCAACAGTATAACTTTATTATTTTATCGCCCAAAATTCTAACCTTTAATTAACACAAGACCGGCCACGTCCCCGAGGGGAGGTGAGTATCCGTGCGTGTTCCCGCATGTTAGTAACGGAGAGGCGCTGATGTGGTGTGCTAATAACTCATACGTGAGCCAACGCATACCCACGGGTATCATGCTACCGAACCGTCGCTAACCGCTGCATAAGGACTACCTTTTTATTTTGTGCACGACTTAGGAAAGAGCTGGTCTCTTCCTAAGGAACAGGGGAACAATAACACCCCTATTAACTTTCACTTTACTTATTATTATTACTTTAAGTCAATTTTCTTTTATATAACATAAAACTATT